GAGCGTTATTTCGGCATGGAAGTGCTGAGCATGGATGAGAGCGCCATGGACCTCAGCCGCCTGAACGATGGCGCCCCGCTGCTGTTCCAACATGATCCTGATCGGATCGTTGGCGTTGTCGAGCGTGCCTACATCAAAGACAAACGCGGCTATGCCAAGGTCAAGATGGCCAACAACGACCTTGGTCGTGAGATGCAGGAATTAATCAAAGACGGCATTCTCCGGAATGTCAGCTTTGGATACAGAATTAACTCGATGGAAACAGACAACAGCACTGACCCAATCACGTACCGCGCTACGTCATACCAACCGTTTGAAATCTCGCTGGTGACCGTGCCTGCTGATCAATCAGTAGGCATAGGTCGAACTCTTACTATTAGTGAGAGTTCAACTACGGCCTCAGCCGTGACCAATTCACCTCTCTCGGAGTTAAAACCCGTGGAACCCACCTTCGACATGGAGGCGATCCGCGCTGAGGCCGCACAGGCCAAGGCAAAGGAGCTTTCAGAAATGATTGCCCTAGGCAATCGCACCAACAACAGCGACATGGCCCAGGAGTTCATCACGAATTCCCGTGGTCTTGATGAGCTGCGCACTGCACTTCTTGAAAAAATGAGCACTCCCGCCCAGCCTGTGGACACCACAGTCGCCGATATCGGCCTTTCCAAAGAGGAGACCCGGTCTTTCTCTTTCCTTCGCGCCATCAACTACCTGGCCAACCCTGCTGATCGCCAAGCGCGTGAAGCTGCTGGCTTTGAAATTGAAGCTTCCGAAGCTGCTGCCGCCAAGCTTGGCCGTCAAAGCCGTGGCATCACCATCCCCCAGGAAGTGCTTCGCCGCGACCTGACCGTTGGTGCAGCTACAGCCGGTGGCAACTTGGTTGCTACTGAGCTGGACTCTGCTTCCTTTATTGACCTGCTTCGCAACGCTTCCGCCCTTGATCAGGCTGGCGCCACCGTACTGACCGGCTTGGTTGGCAACGTTGCAATTCCGCGCCAGTCTGGCGCTGGGACCGGCTACTGGGTGTCGGAGGCAGGTGCTCCTACCGAGAGCCAGCAGACCGTGGATCAGGTCAGCATGACCCCTAAAACGGTTGCTGCTTTCACTGATTACAGCCGCCGCTTGATGCTTCAGTCTTCAATCGACATCGAGAACATGGTTCGCCGTGATCTTGCTGCCGTTCTTGGTCTGAAGATTGACCTTGCTGGTCTTTATGGCACCGGTTCTAACAGTGAGCCTTTGGGTCTGAAGAACACCACCGGAATCGGCACTGAAGACTTCGCCGCTGATGCTCCTACCTTCGCTGAGGTGGTTGCAATGGAATCTGACGTTGCCGCTGCCAACGCTCTGCTCGGTTCACCTGTTTATCTGATGAACGCTGCAATGCGCGGCAATCTGAAGACCACCAAGAAGGATGCCGGCTCCGGCATCTTCCTGATGGAAGGCGGTGAAGTCAACGGCTATCGCGGTGTGCTGTCCAATCAAGTTGCTTCTGGCGATCTTTGGTTCGGCAATTTTGCAGACCTGCTGATTGGTTACTGGTCCGGTCTGGACATCATGGTGGACCCTTACACCAACAGCACCAGCGGCACCGTTCGCGTGGTTGCAATGCAGGATGTTGACGTGGCCATCCGTCATCCTGAATCCTTCAGCCGTGGTAACAACACTCTCTGATCATGAAGATTCGCATCCTTAGGCAAACAATCGCCGGCGGTTGCGTGGTTCGTATGGGGGATGTCATTGAGGCATCCCCTGACGACGCCAGACTTCTGATTGGTATTGGTAAGGCTGAACAAATTACCGAGGCTCCGGTTGAAGAGCTAGTTAAGACCACACCTACACCTTCCAAACGGAGGAAACCACAATGACCGTCCTTAACCTTGGGACTAAAACAACCCAAATCGCTCTGTTCCCTACTGCCGTTGGTGCTTCTACCACCACTGGTAGCGCCATTGATTTGCAAGGCTACGAAGGCGACATGGTCGTTCTTCTTGACGCTGCTGCCGGTGGCGCCAGCATCACCTTTGCTGTCAAGCTGACCAGCTCTGACACTTCTGGTGGTACCTACACCGACGTCACCGGCGGTGCTTTTACGACCACAACCGCCAACACTGCTTCTCGCCAGAAGCTGTATGTCAATGTCACCGACATCAAGCGTTTCGTCAAAGTCTCGCTGACTGTTGCTGGTGGCACTGGCACCGGTGCTCTTTCCGTCCAAGGTCTGGCTTCTGCCAAGTACGGCTAATCGCCATGGCGTTGATTGAAGATCTAGGAATGTTCCTTGCTGATTTTGGCGTCACCTGCGTGGCTGGCGCCGTCACGGCAACTGGAATTCTGGACACTCCCAGCCAGGTGATCAGCGATGGGATGGTCTTAACGACTGACTACACGCTGACAGCTAGATCTTCAGATTTTGGCAGTCTCGTTCGCGGTGGTTCAATCACTGTGGGCGGGACTGCTTTCACCGTTCGGGAGACGATGTTGATTGATGACGGGGCGTTTGTTCAGATTGCATTGCAGAAAACGTAATGGCTGACACCCGCCGCGAATTGATCCTGAGCCGCATCAAGACCAACCTTGACGCAGTCACCGGTGCGACCGTCTACCGCAGTCGCGTGGAGCCGCTGTCGCGCTCTGAGGTGCCTGCTGTCATTGTCGAGCCAGTCAACGACAACCCGGTTGGGACCAGCTTCTACGACAAGCTTGACTGGACGATGCGGGTGCGGGTCACCACCTTTGTCCGGGCCGCAACGCCAGACGACACTTCAGACACATACTCCCAGCAAGTTCACGCATTGCTGATGGCTGATCAGACGTTGAATGGCTACGCGCTTGACCTGCTGCCCGACCGCACAGACTTTGCAATGTACGAAGCTGATATTCCTGTCGGTATGATTACGCAAGACTTCTTGGTGCGATACCGCACAAGTCGCACCAACCTAACTTCTGCCTAGCACCATGGCTAAGATTGAGAAGGAAATCCCTAATCCTGGAGTGGGCGGCAGTTATCTGTACGACCCTAAGACTGGGAAGCTTACACTGACTACAACCACTCCTGCTTTACAGAACAATGGCTCTGACACGGAAGAAGTTTCTGCTCGCGAAGATTGAGGCTACCTACGGGACGGATTCAATCCCTGTTGGTGGTAGCAATGCCATTCAGGTCACCAATCTTGAGGTGACTCCTATCGAGTCAGACAATGTTCAGGCGGCGTCATACCAAGGCTTCATTGGTAACAGCACTCGCGGAACGTTGGTTGCTGCAAAACGGGTTTCCGTAACCTTTGAAGTCGAATTGGGCGGCGCTGGAGCTGCTGGCACGGCTCCTGCCTTTGGCCCGCTGCTTCAAGCTTGCGGAATGAGCGAAGTGGTTTCTGCTGGTGTTTCTGTTACCTATGCAGGCGTAAGCGCTAGTTTCTCCAGCGCTTCCTTGTACTGCTTCTACGACGGCACTCGCCACAAAATCACCGGTGCTCGCGGGACGGTGACTTTCAACATGACCGCTGGGCAGTTCCCGACCGCCAGCTTCCAGTTCATCGGGATCTACAACGCTCCTGACGGCACGGCTGCTTCTGGTACTTTTACGGTTGCCAACCAAGCTGCTGCACTGGAAGTCAACGACACCAACGTCACCACCTGCACATTCCACGGCGTCACAAGCACTCGCCTTGAGAGCATTGATCTTGCGCTGAACAACACACTTCTTTACAAGGAAACCGGTTCCAGCCAAGAAGTGCTAATTACTAACCGTGCCGCTGGTGGTACAGCAGTGATCGAGGCCCCCGCTGTTGGCACCACCGATTTCTTTGCCAAGGCCGTTGCTGCTACAACCGCAGCAAGCAGCATTGTCATCGGCGCTACCGCTGGCAACATTGTCACAATGAACGCAGCTCAGACCGATATCACTGGCTGCACCTACGGCGACACCAACGGTGTTGTCTCGCTGTCCATGCCCTACTTGGCACTTCCCACCACAGCAGGCAATAATGAGGTGAGCCTAGTTTTCTCCTGATTCTGCATGGCATTCGTTCTCAAAAAGGTTGCATCTTACAAATGGCCCGTCGCGGTGGAAACACCCATCGATGGTGGCAAGTTTGAAAAGACTACGTTTGATGCAACCTTTCGCAAGATGAGTCGATCAAGTTTCAACGACTTGGTTGACAAGGGTGACGATGCTTTGATCGAGGGTATCCTTGAAGGTTGGGAGGGCATTTTTGACGAGGCAGGTAAGGAAATTCCTTTTACTGCTAAGTCACAAAAAGAGATTTGCGACGATCCCTACGTGGTGCGTGCGCTAATCACAGCCTACGCTGACAGCCTCAGCGGCGGTGCTGCAAAAAACTAGAAGCCGCTGCTCAGTATTGGGCCAAGGGCGGCGTTGTAGACGAACGTGAGAGTGACCTGGCTGCGCTGGGTCTCTCTTCCGCTGACATTGCCGCTGCTGAGCTTTCACCGGCTGAGCAGCGTTTTGAAGTATGGGAAGAGAACTGGGAAATCGTTGCCGTATTTTTGCGGATGCGTACCCAGTGGAACGTAAGCATGGCTGGTCCCATGGGTCTCAATTACAGCTCGCTGGAATGGATCTGTAGACTGTACGAAGTGGCAGATCCGGTCAGGATTTTTGAGGGCATTCAAATTATGGAGTGCGCCGCTCTCAGCCAAATGAACAGCCAGAACGGGAAGTAATGTCCAACGAAGCGACAATCCTCCGCATCAGGGCCCAGGTTGAAAACCTGGAGGGATTGAATCGCGCACGATCTGCGGTAAGAAATTTTGCTACCGAATCAAAAGCTGCCAGCAATGATCTGGGCAAGCTGCGTGGAATGTTTAAAGAGCTGGGTGCTGAGTCACTTCGTTCTGTCAATAACCTTAAGAACTATCGCGCTGGTCTAGATGCTTTGCGTCAATCTGCTGAGATTGGCAGCACAACATTTAATGAGCTGACGCTTGAGATTAAGCAGCTTGATGGTGAGCTGGGGGCGCTGCAAGGCAAGCAAAACGCTGTAACGCAGGGATTCAACCAAATTGCTCGTGCAACCAATGCTGCTGCTGCTGCACAACGCAGCTACAACGGCTTGATCCGCAATCCATTGACTGGGGCATATTCAATGCCACCGGTTCAGACCCCACAAGTGGCCGGGTTGCTGCCACCAGCGCGGAGTTTTGATTGGACAGGCAGTGATGAGCGCGTACAGGCTCAAATTGCTGGACAACAGGCTCGAACGGCTAGGGAAGCACGCCGGGCGCAGAAGATGCAGGCAATGGCAAGTTATTACGGTACGGATATTGGGACGCGTGATCCAGCCACTGGCGCGATGATTGCTGGCGGATACCAGGCCGGCCCATTTCCTGCATTGCCCACTCAAGCCGCTCCATCACGTTTTGGATTGACCCAAAGGCCAGCAGGTGGCCGCATGAATTTTGGCAGTGCTGCCCGTGGATTAGGCGCTGTGGCCGCTGGCGGCGTTTTTGGCGGCCCCGAGGGCGCTGCTGGCGGATTGATTGGTCTTGGCTTTGGCGGCCCTGCTGGAGCAGCCGCTGGCGCCGCCATTGGCGCCACGGTCGGAATGCTTCGTCAAGCGCTTGGGGCAACTGCTGCTTATGCGGCTGAACTTGAAAAGCAACGCATTGCCTTGCGTCAAGTTATCGGATCGCAAGATGCGTATAACAAATCACTTGAATTTATTGGTAAAACTAGCGCTGATCTTGCAATACCTCAAGACATAGTTCTCAAAAACTTTACCCGTTTGTCGGCTTCCGTCATTGGAGCTGGCGGAAATGTAGCAGATGCTGAAAAAGCATTTAAAGGAATTACAGCAGGTATTCTTGGCACGGGCGGTAGCCTTGAAAACCTTGACGCAGCATTGCTTGCAACTGCTCAGGTATTTAGCAAGGGCAAGGTAAGCGCTGAAGAACTGCGCGGACAAATTGGTGAACGCCTGCCTGGTGCGTTTACCTTGTTTGCAGAGTCAATTAAAATGACTCCTCAAGAGCTGGACAAAGCTCTGCAAGAAGGAAAAATTACATTAACTGATTTCCAAAAATTTGCCGATAAACTTTTTCAAGAATACGGAAAGTCTGCCGAGTTAATTGCTCGTAGTCCAGAAAACGCTGGCAACAGACTCAAGACAACGCTTGCAAATCTTTCTGAAAGCGTTGGTACATTACTGAAGCCAATTGGCACGGCGTTTCAAAATACGTTTGCTGACATTTTTAAAATTATTGATGCCGCCGTTCGTAAGCTTAACGAGTTTCTAAAAATTGACGAGAAAGGCCGCAGGGCAACACTCACCGCTCGCATTGCAACTACGCAAAAAGAAATTGCAACTGGTCAGGGATATTTAAACCTTAAACCTTCTACGACTGGTGCAGTATATGCCGGTCTTAGTAGAACTCAAATTGCCGCAGGCATTAAAACAAAAGAAGCTGAATTGCAAGCTTATAAGGTTGAACTGGCCAGCCTTAACGCTAAGCCGCGAGAGCCAGGCAGTGGCCTAGGTACAAGTGGTGGCGGTGGTGATGGTGAATCTGCCAAAGAAAAAAGAGCTAGGGAAGCCGCTGCCAAACGTGAAAAAACACGGCAACAACGAATTGTTGACCAGCAGAAAGGTTTTGCAATTGATCTTCGCAAACTGCAAGAGTACATTGTTGACATTCAAAACAAAGGTGCCATTGCCGTTGCTAAACCGCTAGACGCAATTTATTTACAATATGTTGCAAATACTGACAAAATTGCAAAAGATCGCAACCGTCTTACGGACGTGTTACAAAAGCGGATTGATGCAATGGCAAAATTAGGAGCAGAAATTGACCCCAAAAAAATTCAACAATTTATGGCAGCACAAGATCAAGTACAAGCTGAAACCATGAAGCTTGCGCAGGGCGAATTTGGCACGGCAGTCTTTGAGCAGATGTCTGAAGTGGCGGCTGGTTTTGATGAAGCGGCCAAGAGCGCTCAAAACTACGCAACCGCCTTGCGTGATTCAACCAACGCTGGCGCAGGTTTCCGCGAAGGCGCTAATTCTTATGTAGACACTCTTGGCACACTTCGTCAAGCAACAAGTAATTTGGCACAACAAGGATTTCAATCTCTTGGTGATTCAATTACCAACCTTGCAATTACTGGTACCGCTAACTTCCGTGAATTTGCAGCTGGCATTCTTAAGGCAACTGCACAGATGATTATTCAGCAATTTGTGCTTAAAGCAATTATGCAGGCAATTGGTTTTGTTGGATCCAGCGCAGCTTCTGCTGTGCCTGCTCCTACTGGCTCATTTTTTCAATCAATGGGTACCGGTTTTGATAATTCTCTTGGTGCTGGAGCCACTGGATCATTTGGCCTTGGTTCTCAATTTTCTGTTGGCAGCGTTTTTGGTGGAGGCAAAGCTGCTGGGGGGGCTGTAATTGGTGGCACAACCTACTTGGTTGGCGAGCGTGGTCCCGAACTGTTTATGCCAGGGCGCAACGGCACAATTGTTCCCAATGGGGCTATGGGCGGAACCAACGTCACTGTCAACGTGGATGCAGGTGGCACTAGCGTTGAAGGCGACCAAGCTCAGGCCAAGCAATTGGGGGTTGCCGTTTCGGCTGCTGTTCAGGCAGAATTGGTGAAGCAACAGCGCCCTGGTGGTCTCTTGGCTGGTACACGACGCTAATGGCTGTTTTTAATGATGCAACGGTAGGTGTCGCCACAGGGCAGACCACACCAGACTTTGGGGCACAGCGCAAAAGCGAACCCAAGGTGCGAACGGTTGCTTTTGGCGATGGCTACGAGCAACGCCTTACGGTTGGCCTAAATCAAAGTCCCAAGGTCTGGGACCTGACTTGGAGCGCCAAGAGCAACACGGTTTCAGCGGCCATCGAAGCGTTTTTTGAGGCTCGTGGCGGAGTCGAGTCATTTGATTGGACGCCACTCACCGAGGCGACATCGTACAAATTTGTGGTTGATTCATGGAACCGTCAATTTGAATATGCAGACATCTGTACAATTACAGCAACCTTCCGGCAAGTTTTTGAACCATGAGCACCATCGTCACCCGCGCAGGCAAAGGCAGTCCGCTGACCCATAACGAGGTTGATGCCAACTTCACAAATCTCAACACCGATAAGGCTGGCTACATCACCGGCGAGGGTGGCACGGTCACGCAGGCAACCAGCAAAGCCACAGGCGTAACGCTGAGCAAGAAGTGCGGCCAGATCACGATGCACAACGCATCACTGGCTGCGGCTACTACGGTGAGCTTCACGCTAACCAACAGCACCATCGCGGCAACAGATCTACTGGTGCTAAACCACGTCAGCGGTGGCACTGCTGGTGCTTACTTGCTCAACGCTCAAGCAGCCGCCGGTTCAGCTTCCATCAACGTCCGCAACGTAACTGCTGGCGCACTGGGTGAGGCCATTGTTATCGG